TCGGTGTAGTTGGTGACCGTAGGATTCACCAACGTAGGAGCGGACGATAGCACCACGGAGCCTGTGCCGGTCGAGGTGGTAACGCCCGTTCCGCCCGAGGTCACAGCAAGTACCCCGGTGAACGTCCCGAAAGGCCCCCAATTACCCGCCACGTAGCCCTCAAAGGTATTGAGGTCGCTGTTGTACCGGATGGCCCCGTTGCTGCCCGAACGCTGGGCTGTGGTGCCACTGGGCACCGTAACTCCACCGGTACCCGGCAGGATCGCGTTGGATGCAAGGCTAAGTACGGGGGCGCTGTTGCCGTTCACCACGCCGATCTGGTTGGCCGTGCCGGTGATCGTGGTCTGGCTAAAAGTGGACCCGCTTATGGTCATCAAGCCTGTCCCGGACAGGCTAGATAGGTTCTGCAGGTTCGTGTTCAGGCTGATCGTGGGATTTCCGGCCACGCCATCCGCGTTGACAATCGCCATGCCACTGCCAACGCTCAAGGCCACGTTGGCGACGGTAGTCGTGCCTGTCTTCACCAGCAGGCCGGTGGAGGCCGCGTTCAGGGCCGCTGCCGCCCCGGTCATGTTGATCTGCAGGGTCGTGCCGACGCCGCCGTCCGTCAAGGACAGACCCGTACCGGCGGTCAGGGCTCGGGCTTGGGTAAGGCCCGTTGTGGAGCCCGTGGTCAGGAACGGGTAGTTCAGCGCCCCGGCACCAGCGATGGCACCCGTGGTGGTCTGTACCGTCACCCCATTCTGGACGACTGGGACGCTCTCGGTGCCGGTTAATGCCCCAGCAGAAGGCAACTGTGTGATGGTTACTTGTGCGGACATTATGTGCTCGTAGATGGGTTCGGGGCAATGGTGTCATTATTGCCGTTTTGCGAAGGAGTTTGCGTGTTCTGCTGGGTCGAGACGTAGTACTGATTGCCGCCCGTGGTGATCAGGTAGTTGTCGTTTGCGGCCACGCTGACATCGGGTCGTGGGAACCGTAGGTTGATCCGCTCGGTCTGCCGCGCAGCAAGTCGGTATGGATCAAGCTGATCCGCGCACCCCTGATCGCATACCCGAAGACCACTGAAATTAGGATCGGACCCTAACGAAGAAAAAGCACGTTTCATTTTGCACCGATCGCAAGTTCCGATTGCAAGGGAAGCGTTTCCTTCCGTGTCAAGATAGCGTGGCACGATAGGCTCCTTCCAATTTATCCCAGCAATCGGCATCAAGCCATCGTCTTACGGTAGTGCGATAGTAGCCCGTAACCTTCGCAAAAGAAGCTATGCTATTAAACTTAACGCCTGCAATAACAAAACTTCGTGCTTTATACTGTTTGGCTTGTGCCATGCGTTCTTTTGACATTTCGGTTCGTTTTTTACCTGTTGTTGCTTTTTTACGTTTTTCTATGTAGACAGGGTCAATCGACATGGCCTTAACTCTTTCAACCGAACCATTAGCCAGTGATTTTTGACGCAAAATTTCTCGCGTAGGAGCGCTGTGTTTTAGCCCGGATACTCCGTCTCCGCCCACTGTTAAATTAACAAGTTGAGAGCGCATTTGTCCAAAACAACTGATCAAAAATACTTCGTGGTCTAACGCTTCTTTCTCTGTTTTCCAACGCGCTAATATTTCAATTTTAGGTTTCCCGTGTTTAGCTATAACCGCGTTCCAGTATGGATTGCGGTTTTTACAATTCCATGCACGCCGTCTTTGCCCTTTTCCTATATAAAAAAGGCGTCCCTCCGGGGTATAGTGTGCGTAGGTGTAAAAGATCATCGGGTGTATACCGAAATGTTGGGTGCCAGATAGATCGGCGACTTGTCGCGCTCTTCGTTCTCGGCATCGTTCAGGTACTGGGCGGCCATCTTCTCAAGATAGCCGATCCGGTCCAATTGCACGCCCGGTAGCTCCAAGCTCATCCGGTGCGAGAGGTTCATCAGCACTGCCTCGTACCAGCGCTGGGGTATCTCCAACTGGCCCGACAGCACGCCCACGTCCATGACCTGCCGGGAGTACCAGACCGTCATCTGCACAAAATAGTCCGAGGGCACCGGCCACAGGTACATCGTGGGCTGGGGGATGGTACGGTCAAACCAGAACTGGAAGGGCTGGTTGGCCGTGAAGTTCTTGTTGGGCAGATTGGTGTAGTCGTCCCGGTTCAGACGGGACATCTGCAGTTCCCGGGAGTTGTTCCCGAAGTACAGTTCCCGCAGGGCCAAGGTCGTGCCGCCGGTAGCCCGCATCCGGTAGAACGCGACGTTCTGGCCGGGGTCCACGTCCGTCCACACCCACTGGTAGTCGGTTACCGCCACGTTGGTGCCCGTGGACAGGGTCTTCCATGTCGCGCCGTCCGTGGAGTATTCCAGCACGTAGTTCCACGTGGCACTGCCGCCACTGGCGATGTAGGGCATGAACCCGATCGAGCCAATGTACTGGGTGTTGGTCGTCCCGAAGTTCACGGCGATGTTGCCGTTGGTCGAGGTCTGCTGGCAATACGAGGTAGTGTCCCCAACGACGTTGGAGGCCGTTCCGCCTGCGGATGAGGTGTAGGCACCATCGGGCCGATTCATCGTCCTGTAGAGCACGTTAAGGGCGTCTATGGCCTCTACCGGCAGGCTGTAGATGGCTTGGTTGGCGTTCAGGCCGATCACGGTCTTGTTGATCGCCCAGTAGTTGATCCCGAGGTTCGCCAGATTGGACAGGAAGAAGAACAGCGACTCCTTGGCCGACTGCACCTGTTCAACCGTCAACTCCTCGGCCAACTTCCCGCACCGACGCGCACCGTGGTCGATGAGCGTCTGGACAGAAATGACTGTCTGACCAACGGTGCCTGAGTAAGCCATGGGCTATCCTTACCAGCTAGGTGATTTCTTGGACCGCGACACGGAAGACATGCGCCGGGTGGTGATGTGGCCGCCCTTCTTGGCCGCGATCGGCGAACTGGCACCGGAGACGGAGCCGCCCCCACCGAGGTCTTGCTTCACCCGATCAAGGGCAGCGCTGGCGTTCTGCGCCCCGGAGCTGACAGCGTCTAATCCCGCCGCCAAGCTACTGCCCCCGCTACCGGTGCTGCCGTTGCCGGTGAAGGAACTCTTGGGGCTGGCAGGCGAGATGGGCGGCGTCGAAGGGCCGTTGGCGATCATGCCACCAAGGCCGGCGATCCCGCCGTCAGCCATCTTCTTGGGTTTTGCCATGTTCTTTCCTTTACTGGATGCCATGCGCTTGTCCGCAGCCGCGAACTCTTTGCCGACCTTCTGCGGCACGCCACCGAAGCCGCCCTTGGTGTGGGCGGCGGCTTGCATAAGACGTTTTTGAGCGGGTGATTTGCTTGGCATATCAGGCCTGTGCTTCTTTCCAAGACATCCGAGCTTGGATGCCAGTAGCGCCAGCCACGGTAGCCACAACGTACAGCACATCGGGACCATCGGGATACAAACCAGCCTGCGTTGTAGGTACGGTGTTGTCAACGCCGCCGCCCAAAATCGAATTACCCAAGTCCCGGACACCACTCAAGTCCAGCGTGTTCAGCCCGGGGTTCACGTAGAACGCCGCCAACGATTCGCCGCCTGTGATAGTCGCCGATGTACCTGACGACCCGTTCACCGCAATCTGTGCCAGAGACGAAGTAAAACCGCCCGTAAGCTGTTGCGGAGAAATAAACGTAGCCTGTGCCCCTGTACCCGAAAACGCGGCGTTAAGACGCCCATTAAGGACCAAGTTGATCAGAACCACCGCGCTTGAAATCACCGACACCGAATCAAGCTGCAACTGCATGCGGTTGATGTTTTCCTTCAGGCCCAGACGATCGGTTATGCCGTTGTCCACGGAAGGGGCAATACGAATCGCCATCAGAGCATACGAGCCCGCCGCTACAGCCGATAACTGAGTCGTCATGCCATAGTTGAAGATCAGTGACTTGTCGTCATTGAACTGGCCGTCCATGATGACGCTAGAGCCCCAGTGCGACAGAGATGGCACGGCATTGGCAGTAGCGTATTCCACCGTGACGAATGCCGTTTGAGGGTTGGTCACCGTGAACGCGGTAGCCGCTGCACCGCCACTAGCGCCACGGACAACACCTGTCAGCGATGTTGCCGTCTTGCCGGTGTAGGTCACGTACTCAATCGCGCCGGTTGTACCGCTTGCCGTGATCTTGGCAAGACCGCTTGCGTTGAACAAAGACGTATCCGCGATAGGAATCGTGGTGTCGGTTGTCCCGATGGATGCGGTCAGGTATGAGGTAGGCGTCAAGCCGCTGGACTCGTAGTGCGCCGGTAGGTTACCCGAGCGCATGTATGCCTCGTACTGGACGTTGTTGTTCTGGACTTGGTGGCAATACGTCACTGCACCATCCTTGCCCCGAAGACCCCAGCGGATGGAACCCGCGCCGTACCAAGAGTAGTCCAAGTACCACATCTGCATGCGCGACAGGTCAAGGTTGTAGCCGGAAGGCCCTGTGCCGTCCATCGGATCAAACCAAGAAGAGCGAGGGTACGCCGTATCTGTGGTGACAGACATGATGTACCCGCCATTCGGGGCGTTGGTAGAGTCGTAGCTAACACCCCGATACTCGGGCGAGATGGTGAGAGAGGTGTTGCTCGCGATCGCAATAACGCGGTACGTTTGACCGCGAATCACACAGAACTGGCCCGGTGTGAGCGCCGTAGTGAAATTGGTTCCAACACCCGTAACCGTCGCGTTGCCTTGCGTTACTTGGCAATACCCCGCCGTCTGAATAGTCGAAGACCGCACAACAGCAGTAAGGTTCTGGCCGTCGTACCTGAAGAAGATACCATTCTGCTGGTCAAAAATACCTATCGCGTTCTGCGCACCGTACCAGATCACCGGATTTACTCGGATGGAATTGCCAATTGCGGGTGTTGACGGAGGCGCGTTTATTACGGTCGTCGAGTAGGTAAAGGTGTTCTTGGTAAAACCTGCCGTGCCAACGATAAACGTGCCGTTGTATTGCGACGGAGTTGCGCCCGATACCTGAATCGTAACCCCTGCCGAGAGATTGTGCGGCGAAGAGGTAGTGACAGTGACGGTCGTCCCGGAAGCGGTCAGCACCGGTTGAAACAGCGTTGGGCACAAAGACGATCCGGTCGAGAACTGGATGCCCTTGCCCGACTGGTAGCGGAAATACCGACGAGTCTGACGGATCAATTGTTGATTGGTGATCGTGCCGCCCGCAGAAAACGCAACACCGCCGTCGTAAGACCGAGGTTCAACCCACCCTGCGGGGCGGGTGTACACGTTGACCTGCCCCGCACTGTTTGTGGGACTGGTGACCGCTGCTGCTGTTGTGAAGGTGAAGGTGTTGGCTGCCGGAGTGGTGGCAACAATCCACGCGCCGTTTACGTTGAGGTCAACCGCAAAGCCCACCATGTACACATAATCGCCGACATTCAACCCGTGAGGATAGGTGGTTGTGCAAAGCGGGGTTGTCGTTGCGCTCGCGGTGATGCAGTTTGCGCCAACTTGGAATCCGCAGTTACTGTAAAAGTAGCCGGGGTACACATAGCTCTTGCCCGGGTTAAACGTGTTGGTTGTTGCCGTAGCATTTGCGTCAATCAGGAACGACACGGAAGTGCTCGCCGTCACCGTGGTGACCAGCCACCAACCATTGATGTTGGGGTTTGTCGAGCCTTGAATGAAGATCGGAGTACCCACCACGTATGCGCTGGTGTTAGCCATGAACACGGTGACGGTACGGCTTGCGTTGGTCGTCTGGATGCCTTTGGTTGGACCCGAATTGTCAACAATGGTGTACACCTGTGGGATGTAGTACGCACCCTGACGGTTGTTCTGCATGTTGATCGATTCCCACTTGGTGGGCTGGGGACCGTACTCAAAGTCGGTGTCGATCAATGCCTGCGGCTGCGATACGCGCAGCTTATCCACCGGGTCGTATGCCGCAGAACGGGACGAGGTCTGTGTGCGTAACTGGTTGTCGGACTGCGAGGTAGGGCCGGTATAAACAGAAAGTTGGGACATGGGATCACCTGTTATTCAAAAATGGGGGCCGAAGCCCCCACCATTATCACTTAAGCGCTGCCGCCTGCTTTGCGGACAAGCGGGGGGTTCACGTTCCCCCGCCCAGCCCCCGCATCAGGCTTCATACCCAATAACCGCTTGGCGGCGGAATACGCCCTGCCGGGTAACCCCAAGATGGCCTCTCGGTCCTTGGTGTTATCTTCCGTCATGTCCTTGTAGAACCTGTCGTACCCACCCCCGGTCATGTCGGTCCCCATGTCCGCGCCCCCGGTTCCACCCCCCGTTTGAAATTTGCGAACCTTGCCGCCCTTCTTGAAGGTACCGGACTGGGCGATGTTACGGATAGGCTTGGAGACGGGATGCTTTGGCATTGCCACGGCGGAGCCAGTGCTAACACTGCCCCCCGTGGCGTAGTGCTTTTTTGCGGCACCACCTTCGGCGTAATGCTCGTAGCCCGGGTCTTTCTTTGCCTTGACCATCTTGGTCTTGGCAAAAGCGCCTTCGTTCCCCTCAACCGTTCCGCCCGCTGCGTAATGCTCGTAGCCGAGGTCCTTCTTCGCCGTTGACATCTTGGTCTTGGCAAAAGCGCCTTCGTTGCCCTTGACGGTGGTCTTGTCCATCACAGCGCTGATCTTGCCACCGGAGGCAAACTTCTTACCGGCCATGGCCTTCTTGATCATGGCACGGTCTTGAGCCGCATCATCATGCTTCATCGCCTTTCCGCCCTTCTTCATGGCGGGCATGCCGGGGGCGGCCATAGGGGCCGCAGGAGCAGCGCCCATGGCCGCCTTGCGGGCCATCATGGCCTTCATCATGGCCGCCTTGCGCGGGTCCATGGCGGGCGC